GGCAGAAAGATTCACCATCACCACATGCTTCAATCAGGTCAAGTGTTTGAATTTTATCATCACCAGCGGAATAATGCTGATTGTATGTGCCAGTAATATAATCTTGCAATTCTTTGAGGATTACATCCTCACTATATTTGTACCGATTAGGGTTGTTACTCATATCAAGGTTAAAGGAAATGTGATCTTGCCCTGCCCCATAAGAGAAATCAAAAGAGACAGTATCTGCTCCACAAACGGTATCGTAGTTTGAAGAGAATGTGATCGTGTCATCTGACATTGCACTAGGGAAAGGATTTCCTACAAGACTGAATCCATCTTCTTCCCAAAAGTCAGAGTAATCTTTTTCAGTAGCTTCACTTATATTACTACCAAGAGTAGTAACATTCTTAGTTTGTTCTTCCATAGCGTCGGATAAGAAACTCCAAGCGTTTGCCATAATTATATCAAGAAACAGGGGTAGAGTCAACTGGCATTTCAAAGTCAGCATCTACTTTATCGTAGAGTTCCAAGAATGCTTGTTTCGTTTCATTATCAAAACGATTAACACAAACTTGAATTGCCTTTGCCTTGTCACCAAAGATGTTGTATGCCTTCACGATGTGAACCAGACGGCGAGTGCTGATGATTTCCTCAATACCACCATCATAGAAAGTCTTACGGATAATATCTGCCCAATCAGCAAGACGTTTGCAGAAATCAGCGTCAGAGCAAAGTTTGTTAAGGATCTTCTGCTCTACAGCAACAGCAGGATACTCTTGCTCAAAGGTCACAGGGAATCGTTCCAGGAACGCTTCGTTAAGCACGTTAGTTCCAATAAATCGCCCGTCCTCGGATCCTTTACCTTTAGTGTTTGCTGTTGCAAACACTTGGAAACCTTCGGCGGGGGCAACAAACTTTCCAATCTTCTTGAGAAAAACTCCTTTACCTTCAAGGATAGATTGAAGGCAGAGGATTTTGTTTGAGGCGAGATCGATTTCGTCAAGTAGCAACACGGCACCTCGCTGCAGTGCTTCAATGACTGGGCCATTGTGCCAGACGGTCTCGCCATTAACAAGACGAAAACCACCAATAAGGTCATCTTCATCGGTTTCGATTGTAATGTTTACACGGATGAGTTCCCTTTTGATTTGGGCACACGCTTGTTCGATAGAAAACGTTTTGCCATTACCCGAGAGACCCGTGATAAACGTAGGGTAGAATACACGGGATTCAATAATTTTTTTAATATCACCAAAATTGCCAAACTTGACGAAGGTATCATCTTTAGAAGGGATAAGATTTTGTTCGATTGCAGGGATCGCTGCAGGAGCAGTATAAGACTCTTCCAGTTCTTTTACTGTTTCTTTTGTTACTTCCAGGTTCCACTTACCACGACCAACTTTGAAGTCAGTGAGTTTGTTAGTGATGGTCTGGTAGTTAAAGTCATTCATCTGACACCATGCCTTGATCTCAGCAGAAGTTACAGACTCGCCGTAAGAATCGCGGAGACATTCAATGATGCTGCTTTTGGAAAGACCCATTTGTTTTGTTTAACTGAAGTTATTATAGACGAAAAAGGGGGGTCTCAAACCCCCCAGTGTTCACTTTTCATACCGTCCGTATTTGAATTTCATTGCTTGCAACATCCATGCTTGAGCAAGACTCTTAGGACCCTCCTTAAGAACTTTTCTTACCCTTGGGTCACTCTCGCACTGTAATGCTATTTCTCTCCAATTCATGCTACTAGAGAAACAAATTCTCCTAGAACTTTTTTATTTAGTTTCTTAGTCTTCAAACTTTTAGCAAACGCTGACTTGATCTTTGCTTTAGTCGCTCCTTCATCAACATCAAACTCCACATCTTGAGATAGAGCAGCACAAGACAATCCAAAGTATGCGTCATATCCAGATCTACGAATCACAAAACTTTTTTCTTTTTTCCATTGAGATTGAAGTTTTAGAAACTCATCACCATATTCATAATATAGTTTCATAAAAGGAGTCGCGTCACGAGATCCAAGAAGACGAATACCAATAAAATTAACGTTAGGAAAATTATCCTTCAAATTTGTCAGAATGACATCAATAAATCCCACATAACCTTCTTTGAAATTATATGTATTACCAGTCTTACGATCACGCAAGATAGACCTGTAAGCATCAAATCGCCCAGTGCCAATGTATTCAGAATCATTTTCCCAATAACGTTTGATTTTCCTATGATAATTCAAACCACAAGCTTCACCATCAGTAAGAACAATGCACTGAACTTTTTGCAATCTATTTTCACTCTGAAACTTAGGGAGAATCTGATGGAGACAAACCAAAGACTCATTCAAAGGGGTGCCTGAGAGAGTCATCTTTCGACCCCACTGATATCCCATACGATAAATTCTTGCAAAAGCATAAGCATGACGCCAAATATTAATCATTTGACGCTCAAGTTCCTTACTAGATGTTTTGCTAGAAAGGATATTCAAGAGATTGAAATCATCATCAATAGCAAGAAGATTTTCTTTTTTAGTATAGTGAGGAACTACATTTGCAGGGAATCCATCATCGTTTGTTGAACACCACTCATTGGTAAAGGTATAAACATCGAAAGGGATACCAACTTTTTTACAAAACCACAGAAGATTAAACATCTGCTTACAAGTATCAAGAAGAGTGTATTGCATAGAACCACTCCAATCAAGCATAAAAATCAATCCATGATTTTTACCATCAGCAAGAGTAGTTACCTTCTTAAAAAGATCTTCGTTGTATTTGTAAGTGTGAAGTTTAGTGCAATCAAGAACACCAGTTCTAGCAGTAGTAGCACGGGCATATGAGTCTGCTGCTTTCTTACATTCAAACTCTTTTACCAGATAATTAACTTCTTTCTGAGCAGAACGCTTGAATTGAACATATTCACTATCAACGTTCTCAAAGATTTTCATACCCGCCTCAATGCCAAGTTTGTCTTGCATATTAAACTTGCAATCAATATATTCATGAACATCTTTATTGGAAACAATAACGGTGTCTAGATTAACTTCGGGGAGCTCAAGATAAATGTTCTCACTTCCATGATGACTCACCAAGTTTTCAATATTTTCAGACAAAGCATCTGCAGTCTGAACATCTAGATCACTATTAGTCTCACCACCTTCCTCACTGGATTCTTCAATTTGACCTTCTGGTTTAGACTCCTCACTTTTATCTACATTTTCATCTTCAGATTGCTGCTCAGATTGTGAGACATCGTTAGTTTTGTTCTCAGGTTCTTTAAGATTCTTTTTACAATATTGATACAATACATCAGCAGCTTCTAAAACATCATCAAATGTTTCACAATCACCAATCATAACGATAATATCTTTCTCCTCCTTTGTAAAAGAGAAATCTAAAAAATTACCGACCTTAAAGTATAGATTTGCACGATCAGCAAGGTTAAAATCAGAGATGTCGCTATCAGATAGAGCGAAAAAGTCTTCTTCGTTAAGTTCTTTGTACCCATTGTAGAAAGTTTTTGAGAGACCAGCATATTTGCGCTTCATCATCTTTTCAATGCGAGCATCTTCAACCACGTTCACAAACTGAGGTGGAATACGTTTTTTCTCCAACCAGTTCTCATCGGGGGTAAAGAGTGCATGACCAACCTCATGACCAACCAAAAGGTCATAAACAGTATTGCTTGCTTTCTCCCACATAGGCAAAGTCAAAACACGACTATGCACATCAAACTGTGCGGTGGCAACCTTACGATGCTCAACAATCAAATCCTCTGTAGCCAGGAGTTTTGCCAGTTGTGATTTGATTTCGTGTTTGACTGTCATGGTCATCCCTGTTGATGTATCTATAATACTAAACCCCCGCCGAAGCAGGGGTTACTGAGTGACAGTTCTCCTAGTGTCTATGGGTTTACATAGGTTAGTCTAGTACTGATTTACAAATCCTCTTACAAATGTGTTGGCTATCATCGCACTCAATCAGGCAGTTGTAATAATCATTTAAAGCATCACTTTGATCGCTTACGTCTGCTAGTGTAGTGGATAGATGGTCGATGCTTTGTTTCCAACCGGCTAATTGATTGTGTGAGATAATGTTGTGCATGATACTCTCCATTTACAAAAATAATAACGAAGAAGATTTAGAGCATCTAGTTCTCTCCAATTCTACTACTATTTAGTTAGCGTATGCTAACTTAATGAAGTTTTTGTTATCTTTACACAATCCGTGAGAATCCTTTAATTTTCTCAAACTTCACTATATTTTCAAATTTATCGAGTAATGACTCTTTATGAGATATTACAAAAATATTTGCATCTTTAATAACAAAACGAATAATCTTTAAAAACTCTTCAGTTCCAATACCATCAAGAGAACTGTCAAACACCTCATCCATGATGAGTAGATTCGTGTTGACAGAGTTCTTCATTCTTGCCACCTCTCTCCAGGTAAACAAGAGTGCTAGGTCGATTCTCATCTTCTCTCCCTCGCTGAAAGAAGCATAAGAAAAATCTTCATGAATAGGAGACTGAACGGTTTCGTTAAACTCCTCATCAAGTGTAAAGTTAATGTAGAAATCCATCATCTGAAGATAACGGTTTACTTGCTGATTAATCAGCGGCAAATACTTCTTGATGATTTTTGTTTTGACTCCACCGTCTTTAAGCAAACTATACGAAAAGTCGTAATAGTTGATGTCGTCTTTCTTCTCTACAAGAGAGTCAATCGTTGTTTTTAAGTTGTCTTTAAAGGTCTCTAACTTCTCATGTTCAGTATTTCTGTTTGCAAGTTGCTCGGTAGTTCTTTGAACTTCCGATTCCAGATTACTGATTTGTCGTTGACATCCAGTAATCCGAACATTGTTTTGAGAAATGTCATTATTGAGTTTTGAGATCTCCTTCGATAGGGTAGTAAATTGACGCTCTCGCTCTTCTTCCTCTTTAATTGCCTCCTCCAGTTCTTTATAACCGGATTGCAACTCTTTTGCTTTATTTTGAGCGTCGGTAATTCTATTTATTCTGAAGGTCTCTTCAATCGCTTGATCACAGGTAGGGCAGACCGTATTCTCTGTAAAAAATTTATGTTCCTTCGTAATGGTTGATACTTTGTTAGAAATCTTACCTTTTAGTTGACCTAATTTACGAAGTTTTTCTGTGGCACCAGTCACATGCTCTTGATCTGCAATATAATCAGATATCTTTTTTCCAAGAATATCATTCTCTTTCAGATAAAGATTAACATGTTCTTGTTGTTCAACAATTTTGTTATTCTTCTCTGCAATACTTTGTTTACCACGCTCCTCTAACTCATCAATAAAGTTTTTTTGCATCTGAACTTTATCGGTCAAAGATTCTTTTTTAAGATCTAAAACTTTAATCTCATCCTTAATTGACCGCATCTTGTCTTTGATCAAGGAATTCATCGAAGAAAAGATTCTAATGTCTAAGAGATCTTCAATCACTTCTCTTCTATTAGCAGCACTCAATTGCATGAAAGGAACGAATGTGCTGCTGCCCAGAATCACAATCTGAGTGAACGACTTATAGTTCATCTTCAGAACATTCTGCTCCAACCACTTCTGCTGATCAAGAGCTGCAGCAGACTGATCTAATTTATTATTATCCCTCCAGATAACAAAGAGAGCAGGTTTCAATCCTCTCTGAATTTTCCACTCTACTCCAGATATTTCAAACTCAACTTCAACAACACAATCTTTCTCATTGACAGAGTTGGGTAGTTGTGGTTTATTAATTTTACGAAATGCTTTTCCAAACAGAGAGAAAGTCAGGGCATCAAGAATCGTTGACTTACCTGCACCATTAGTACCAATAATAAGACTTGTAGAGTTGCTATCTAAACTAATCTCAGTGAATTGATTACCTGTAGAAAGAAAATTTTTCCAACGAATCTTTTTAAATAAAATCATGCTCTATGTTAGGAGGAATAACAACGTCGTTAGCAGTAATCACAGTATATCTGTGCCCGTGCAATATACAAGCTTGTATCATATCATCACCGTCAATCTCAAGAATATGCATCTCTGGATAACCATCATCTTCTAACATCATGGCAAAACGAGTAGCGTCATCTTCTTCTTCAAACAGATACAAAATCTTATCACCAGATGATTCATCTGTTACAGAATATGCGCCTTCAGTTTCTTTTCCATATATCGTTAGAATATACATTAAACCAACTCACATGCCTCATTATAAGTTAGTCTCATAATGTTTTGTATTCTAGATTTATCAAGACTTATCTCTGCTTCTTCAATATACCTATCAAGAATAGATATCGTATCTTCAGATTCAAATACTTCAAAGTCTGCAGATTCTGCAATCTCAAAATTTTCTACAACTTTTAGATCTGCAACTCCAACAGAATAAATTTTATCAATAAATTTTTCAAACTTCTTGAGATTAGTTTTTTTACGAACAATGATTTTTACAATTTTATTTTCGTAATCCCTAGCATCAAGAGTTTGATGATCGTTGTCTTCATAATAGATGTTATAGAACATCCTAAAAGGATTATCTACATGAAAATGTTCAAGAGTTTCTGTATCAAAGATGGTGAATCCTCTCCGATCACCGACATCGTTCCAGAACATTTCGTACGGATTTCCCAAGTAGTAGATCCTTCCATCATCCGATCTAGTGTGGTAGTGACCGCTGAAGACCTTGGTG